TGAGAAGCCCAGCCGTTGCGTCAAGCATTCCTTTCGTATTGGATGCTTCGGTCAGCCACTTGCCGGCCATTGCGACTGAATCACCGAGAGAGGTTGTGAACCTATTCCACGATGACGTTAGATCATCAGAACCTTTGTCAAGGTTCTGCGTCTTCTCCGCAATCGCATCGAGGATGATCCGGTTGGCTTCCAGCGCTTTGCCCTGACGAAGGAAGGCGTCAATTTGCAACTGCTGACTCGTAGTCAACTTTACGCCAACGTCCAAAAGCGTTTGCGACGCATTCGCTTGATCCTTGAGAGCCTCCGCAATCGCCTTCGTCGCGGCTTTCATATCCACGAGCCCGGTTTGCGAAAGTCGCATCGCGGCTTCCAGTACCTTGTCGAAGGCGTCCGCTCCAACGTTCCTGAACTTGAGCAACTCCGCTTGCGCCGCGCGCACGTCAGTGAGCGAGACCAATCCGGTTTGCGACATCTGGCGAGCAGTCTTCTCCAGGCTATCGAGCGTTTGGCCCGACGCACTCCCGGTGAGCGAGAGAAGATTGCCGCTCTTGCTTTGCGTGCTCTCCAGTTCAGCGAAGGCGAACGTGAGCTTAACGACCGCAGCCGTCAAGGCAGCGATGCCAATCACCGTTCCCGTCGTGACGATGCCGAGACGTTGCCCGCCCACGGACAAGATGCCGAAATGCCCGATCATTTGCCCCAAGGGTCCGCCAGCGAGCGAAGCTTCACGCGCGAGAAGGCGGAAGTATGAACGAGTGGAAAGCGAGCGGTAAGCCTCCTCCGTGGCTCGCGAGAGAAGGTCAACCTTGTCGCTCAACTCGGCATTGCCAGCGACGGCCGCATGCGCGGCTCTCGTCGCGACCATGTGCTCACGCGTTAATCGATCCTGGCGCGTGGCCGCGAGCGCTTGTGCAGAACTCAGCTTTTGCGTTTGCGCTTCAACGCCACGCGCACTCTCGGTCAGCTTATCGGCCGCGATGGCTGCATCCAAGAGCGGCTTCGCATCGACCGAAAAACCGAGTGAGGCAATGTCATCCATGGTTGTTCACCGCGTCTCTGATCTGAATTCCAATTGGCTTTGGTTCTTCTTCTTCAAGCTCATCTCTGATATGGAGCCGGAAAATTCGATCAATTTTCCGTAGCACATCAACTTCGAAAGGAGAGATATCGATCTGGAACAAACGAGCCCAGGCTTCAATCTCTTGATGCGACAGAGCATTGATCGAATCACCAACAACGCGCCAGTCGGTCAGATCATTGAACCAATGCCAGAGGTAACCGATTTGCTCTGGCAACTCTTCTTTGTCTTCTTCCTTCTTGAATTGCGCCTTGGCATACTCAAGAAGCGCTTCGGTCAGGCCTTGATAAAATTTGCCCGCACACCAACGAACTCGTCTCCCTGCTCGCGCAGCCATGGGTACTTGATGTAGGCCGCTCGATAAGACTTCGCGTCCGATGGCGCTGGCTTTCCATCAAGGATGATATCCCACTCCTGCGTCATCGCGACGATGAGCTCAAGATCATCCTTCTCGATCACAGCAGTGAGCGTTGGCGCTCGCGTTCGCATCGAGGTAGCGATCCTTCGATCACTTTGCTGACGCGCGAGCGTTCGGAAAGTCTCGCTGTCCTTGCCGAGGAAGGTGATGGTGAATGGCCGTCCATCTTCGTGGCGGAGAACTTCGCCAGTCTTTGGATTGCGCACCTCCATCTTCGCTCCGTCACTGGACGAAGCGACGGTGTCAAAGGCAGCGATATCAGCCGCGCCGCCATCCGGCTTCAAGCCGTCTTCAGTCATGGTACTCGCTTTCGTTTATTCCGCCGCAGGGACGTAGAGGAAGGTGCTCGGCAGAATTGAGATGGATGTCTTCACTTGCTTCAGCGTGTTCGGAGCACCATACGCGGTGCCGAAGCCGAACACTTCACCTTGCCAAGTGGAGATCGTGTTGTTTGGAACAGTCGTGATCGTGTGGATGCCCGACTGCGTGCCTGACGTTCCGATTGCGGCTCCACCCGGAGTTGCAGAGAGCGTGAAGGTGTCAGCGGTCGGAACGGTCTTGATGTAGTAAGTCGTCGCCGAAAGCAGACCAGTTGGCAACGCGCCAGTGGTCGAGAGACTGACTGCATCGCCAACGAGACGACCATGCGCGACTTGCGTGAACACGCCTGGAGTTGCGATGGTGACTGTGAACGTCGCTGTCAGAACTGGCGGAGTGTCACCTTCATCGAGCTTGAAGTTATAGAGCGTTCCGCGCGGCGCTGCGGAAGCTGCCCGCAAAGCGATCTGACCAGCATCCTGGTCATTTCGGTTGAGGGTGATATCGAACGAAGGGAAGTTACGAAGCCCCTTCAATTCATAGCTGTCGCCAACACCGACGCTTTCGACCTTGATCTTGTCGAACTGCTGAAGGATGTCACCATAGCTCGCGATGTCCTTCACTTCGGTATAGGTCCCAGCCGGAAGTCCCGGCTGAGCGATGTAGAATTTGGTACCTGCAACGGGACCGACGCCCATGATAGTTCTCTCCTCAAGTTGTGAAGCAAAGATACGGTATCGAGACTGGGATCATCACCCATGGATCATCATTGATCATCCTTCCACGGAAAGGCAAACGTTTGATGTCAACGATGATTCCATTTTTCACAAGCCGCGTTCCGCGTTGGAACCAGGAAAGGACTGCATCAACAACTCGTCCTGGCGCGAGTTCTCCGCTTCCCATTCCGTAAAGGACATCAACCTGAAAGATGCCGTAATGTTGGTTGAGGCCGTCATGAGCAACGGAAAGCTCGAAGCTGTCAGCGGGCAGATAAGTCCCACGCAGCCAGCCGACGTTCGGACCAGCCGTTGGCGGAGTGAAAACAACATTCGGTTGCGCGACCGGAAGTGCTGGCACAAGCACGAGCGCGTTGAGCCGGTCAATGAGCGCGCTCTCGATTTTGACGATTGGCGACATCAAGTCCCTCTCGCAACCCGTTGCTTGGCTTCCATTGTCACTTCGCTCACGATCCTTGGCCACTCCATGGCGGTGATTCGAACGAAGCCGGAGGGAGCTTGTTGCGAGCTTCCCTCTTCCAGGTAGCCAACATAATTCGCAGTCCACCCGATGTAGACGACATCCTTCAACGTCGCGCCAGCAATGATCAGCGTTATGTTACCGGGATTGTACGGAACGTTCGAACCATCGCCCGCGAAACCGGGCTGAATTTGCGGCATCGATTGGAGCGAGCCCCGGATGCTCGCTCGCGCGAAGCCTGTGTCAACTGGAATTCTTCCCTGCGCCTTCGAGACGACGCGTTGCGCGCTTGCCTTGAAGATTGCCAACATCCGGGCTTGCGATGCCGCAGCCCAGGCATCCACTGTCGCAGAAAAAGAACTCGCGGCCATGCTACTTCTTTTCAGACATCTTGTTCGATGCCTTGACCATCGCGGAATGCTGGCTTGCCGTCAAGCCGGTAAATGGGACACCTGGGTAAGGTGCCTTGAATTCCTTCTGCGGCTTGTCAGACCCGGTGATGGTTTTGTTGTGGAACCGGGTCATTTCAAACTCTTTTTGATTGGCCGCTCGTTGCTCGGCAATCGGGATGTTGCCGTGTTTCGAAGCGTCATGGCTCTTGAGATCGGTTCCAGCAGTTCCACCTCCTCCTGGGCCTTCGGTGAATTCTCCGGTCTTTGGATCGTGGAATGGGTTACTCATATTTTCATCACATGTTTGGGGTGAACACGCCTTCTCTCAGGAAGCCGTGATAGTCAGGAACGACAATCGAAGGATGACAAGTGATCTTTGGAGGCTCTCCAGTCACCACCCAGCCATCGCCATTGCTCGACTTGGCATCAACGCACCATTCCTTTCCATTGGGAGTGAGAACGATGATTGGTGGTCGCTTGTCTGACCATTCCTTCCAGTAGTGAACGGAGAGATAGTTTGAGTTGAGAGAACCAGCCTTAATCGCTTCCATAGTGTTGTGGCGGCGAATGGCGTGATTTTCATTCTTCGGATCGAATATCCAAGGCGCAAAGTACATCGCGCAAGGCGCCACGACCTCATCCATACGCGCCCAGCCATAGGCCGTTCTGTTGATCCTCTTCCAGTGATCATCTTTATCTCTCAACTGGGCGAGTTCTGTTCTCTTCTTCTCAGCTTCAGCCAAAGCCAGCGCATCGAGAAAGTGACAAGTGTTTGTCATGTCAGCCCCGCAAGGAAGTCAACGTTGGGCTCAAGCCAACATCGACAATTGATAACTTCTTCTGGCTCGCCAGCCGGGTCTCCTGGAAAGGCAAGTTCATTCCCGTCGCCAGTGATGAACGGCTGGCCCATCGGTTGCTCTTGGCCATTCATCTCAAGATGGCTTTCGCGCGTCCGCGTATCGGTCGTGGTCGCTCGCCAGATGTAAGTCACAGCCGACGAATTGATAACTCCACTCTCGACCGCTTGCGCCATCGTCTGCTGCTGGGCCTCGTGGAGCGCGGCCATTGCTTCAGTTCGGGCGATGCTTTCAGCCCGGAGACGGAGCGCGCGATTTGTGTACGCCGTTTCCATCTTGTCGCGAAGCGGTCCTGGGATCGGCTGACCAAGGTTGGCGTAGCGCCGCACCGTCGCATCGAACCTTGAGTCACGCAACTTCCGTTCCAGTGCCGCCAGCGGATTGTCTGAGGCCAGTTCGGCTGCGTAGTTACGGACCCACTCGGCTTGCGAAGAGGTGAGCCCGATCAAGCCGCCTTCCCGGCTCCCGCTCGCACCAATCCGGCCAACCAGCCGGAGCGCGGCTGTGCGTGGGTTCTCGCCTCGAAGCATCGCCGCGCGCAACTCCTCCCGGATCATATTGCGCTGGTCATCCATTATTTCGGTGATCAGCCCAGAGGAGTGTTGCGCCAGCCAGCGCTCCGCAGCCGGGTTACGAACGTTGAATTGAAAGGTGAGGCGCAAGCCTTCCGGTGATGTGAGCTTCGGGAAGGCATTGGCCGTGATGTTTCCGCCTGACTCAAAGGCGTCAACGATCCTCCGATCAAAGACCCGAAGCGCAACTGGGTCCAAGGCCACCGCGCGCAAGGCGCCTTCGATGTCACTCTTCTCAAGCATCTTCGCGATCTGCCCGACTTGGGCAGCGTTGCGCATGTTCGCGACGGCCGCTGTGAAAGCTTTCTTGAGCTCCGGTTCCCAACTGTCAATCAGCTTATCGATCCGACGCGCGGCTGGCGCGAGCTTCGGCTTACGAGCGGTCGCAACCTTCTTCGCGGCATCTGCTGCCTTCGTCTCAGCAGAGATCGTATTCATCATCGCGGTTCTCATTTGCGAGAGCCGCTTAACCTTCTCAACAATCGCGTCAACTTGTTCCTTGAGAACGCGGATGTCACGCGCGCTCACAAGGTTCGGTTGATTGCGAAACTTCTGAAACAGATCACCACGTAGCGCGTTGGCCAAGCCGAGCGCATCATTCGCAACGGTGTCTTCCAAATCGAGCGAGCGCTGAACGAAACCGGGTTGGCCAACAACTAGCATGCGCTTCGAGCCGATGCCACGTGTTTGCTGAATGATCGCTCCGGCCGCGAGCCCGGCTTGCTCGATTGACTTCGGATTTCCAACAACCGCTTCCGCGAGCTTGCGCTGAAACGTCTTCGCGCTCTCCAGCACCAAGGCAATGTAAGCATCAGCCTCCGACCATGCTGCCGATTTAATGAGGAGTTCGGTTAAGCCAGGCATGCCGATTTGACCCAATCAAGGAACCACGGATTATCTCGATAGAAGGCCATCCAGCCCGATCCCATTGCACAAATAATCCGTTCTTCCTTGTCATCATCCTTGATGTCGTATGCCCAATACATTGCGTGCGCGATTTCATGGACGACAGTATCAACACACTTGTATCTCGATGCCATCCATTCCTGAACTGAAATCGTTTGCTTAACTGACGAGCACTCACCATAGCGCGAAGCGGACGCGGCGGCTGCCGTTGTCATGATTTCAATTCGAAAGTCAAAGCCTCCGATACGAACTGACTTTGGAAGCATCGCAATCAAGCTGCCGG